TTTCTCCAATTTCGCGGTCATCAAAACGTGACGATTCAGATTCCTGAATGCCCGGATGATGTCCGCCATCTGTTCTTGCATTGAGCCATATGCAGCGCGGGGGTCTTTATTGTTTTTCTTTTCGGCGCTCAACACCACTTCAGCAATCTCAGAGATACTGTCGAGTGCGACGGACTCATAAGATTTTGCTTCGTCCGATTCACTCAGCCAAGACCATGCCTCCCGCAGACCAGCGACATCATTGATTTCTAGGTACGGGAGATTGGCGTCTTGCACGGACAGCAGCCCACCTTCCGCGCTCAATACAATCGGACGCGGCATCGACTTGATGAGCGTGGTTTTCCCGGCTCCGGCCTGGCCGTAGCAAAGAACTTTGACACCCGTGGCTGTCAGACCACCTGTGTTTTTGAGATTGATTGCCATTTATCACTCCTTTTAGCCGGTCCGCATGATGCGTGTTGGCCTTGCACGCCCTGCGGCCCGCCACCGTTTCCGGCTCGGGCCTTGGGCGGGTTGTCCGCGATTCTATTTGCTGCGTTTAACCGGCCAGCCTGTTTGAGACGAGGCGGGCGTGGGATGCGGGTAACGCTGCGCCCAAATCATGCTGACATATTCGGCTGGCGTGTGGCTCCGCGAGAGTTCCATCAGGCTCTCACGAGCGGTAAGTTCAATCTGTATCATTTGTGATCGCGTCCTCATGCGTAAGATTGTCCCGGCTTGTAACGCCAATAAACATTTCCCCTTCTCTTGAATAATCGTAATTTCCGTCAGTAAAAGGATAGCGCTGGTTCGGGGTGCGTCGAAACGGCCCGCGCAGCCGCCCGTGCCCGTCGCGGTAGCATTTTCCAGCTTCGATTTTGAGCATTTATCCGCCCCAAAATTTTATAACGATTAGCGCGATCACTACCGGCAGCACTGCCGCCATTCCGGCGGCGATATAACGCCAGTCGTCGATTGGACCGCGCGACGGGAAGTTCCTCATGGCCGCTCAACCGCGTCCCACGCGGTTTCCCAGTCCTCAGACCAATCAATATATGGAGCGCGGCCCCGCTCAACCACGGCGGCGGCGGGCTGCTGCGGCGGTAGAGCCGGGAGCGTCGCCGCGACAGGGACCGCTCGCGGCACTCGCGTCACTCGCGGCCTGGCGAAAAATTCTATCTGCGCTCGCGACAACACAATCGGAGAGCCGTGACGGCGAAACTTAACTATGTCGCGCAGCCGTTTCGCGATTGTCCACGGCGGCGTGTGCGTCAGGTAAGGCCGCATTTTTTCAAGTAGCCATTTCAGTCGAATTTCCATCTCAAGACCGCTCGGCTCGCGGACGAACAACCCGAAATTCGTCGCCGTTACGCGAAACTGGCGGAGCGCACCCGCAGCAGTCCGGGGGCCTGAAACCCCAATTGCCGCATAGCGTGCCGCCGCGCGTAACCCAAACGCGCGAGCATGCCAGGGAGAGCTAACCTGCGTCACGGCAGCGCCCGCACGACAACTGCCGTTGGCCGAGAACTTGGGCCATAAGCCAGGACCGGCGCAGAATGCTGTCTCGATCTATCCCAAATATACCACGCATGATTAAAGCTCGGCGCGGCCCCAGACCTCTCAAACCAGACAATGCGGCGGGTAAGCACGACCTTTTTCGCAAAGTATGGGTTAAGCCCGAATAAATGAAAGCGCCCCGATGCGTGATCGAAGTCAGTCCGCAGCAGCATGGCGACAACGCCGTCCGTCAGCGTCAATGCGTGTTCTATGAACTCTCCGGCGAGCCTATACGGCGGGTTAGTTATGATGGCGTCCACATCGCGGCGAGACTCTTGCAAGAAATCCTGGCCGGTGGAAATGTCGGTGGCGATAACGGTGCGACCATCTGCTTCAAGCGCCCGCACCATTTTCCCGGTTCCCGCCGCTGGCTCCCATATTGTGCGTAAATTGGACCCCAGGTGCGGGATCAACGCATCCGTAACCCATGCGGGGGTTTCGTACAGGTCGCGCTCAACGCGCTCATACCCGCTTTCCCGTTGGCTCATGCGAGCACCATCACGACAGCGACGTACACAACCGCCAGCGTGAGGCCAAACAAGGCCGCTCCAGCCCCGCGCAGAAGCGCGGTCACGGCGGCGTCCGCATGGCGAGTTGGGCGGCGGGGCTGGTAGGTCATGCGTCACCTCTGGCTTCAAAGGCGTCCATAGCGGCGTCATAGGCGTCGTCAGCGGCATTCGCGGCGGCGGCGGCGGCGTCTAGGGCGGCGCGAGCGAGAGCGCGTGGGGAGCGATTAGGCAGAGCGTCAAGTTGCGCTGCACCTTTTGCTTTGTCGATAGCGGCAAGAGCGCTGGTGGCATCTTTGATAATGAGGTCGAGGATTGCCTGTGTAGCAACAATGTCGTCAAGGGCGGCAACTGCTGCGATTGCGTCGAACACAACATCAAGAGTAACGCATGCGGCAATGCGTGCGCGGGCTACAGCCGACAAGTTAACTTCAAGTTTCGCAGATTCGAGCGCACGCCGCTTCGCCTCTCTCACTTTTGCGTTGGGGAGCGTGTTGGTGATGCGTGCAATGGATAGTGACGCCTTCATCGCGCTGTCGTTATCCGGTGTCGTCAAATAAAGATGCAGGGCCTGTGTTAACGCTTTTATTTGTGTCATTGCGCCGTCCCTCCATCCCTAGCGGCATCAATTGCGGCAATCGCTAGCAAACGATACCCGCCGCGCAGCTCGGTGATAGCGATTTCGTCTTGGGCCGATGTGAGACACAAAAAAACGTTAGGGCGCTGACGAGGATATATTTCAGACCGTTCGATTTTGACGAGATACCAGGCCGACGCGCCGCGCTCGATCACGACGAAAGTCGTCTGGGCGCGGTATCTATACGCGCCCGGCAACGTCTCGCCGCTTTCAGCGGTATACGCCGCGCCCTTGCGTGCACTCTTTGGAACGCCGAACTCTGCCAGCGCCTTTTCTGCAACTTCTGCGAGACGCGCGATCTGAGTATAAGATTCAAAAACGTGCGCGCTGGCGCGGCCATTGACCTCAGCCAAAGCCTGCACGATTTTCCCGCAATTCTTAAGGTCGATCTTGATGGGGGTTTTCATGCCCCCATCCTCCGCTCAGCAGCCTGACAAGCGCGGTCTTCAGCTTCGGCGCAACGCTGCTCGTCCCAAAGAGCAAGGACCGCTCGGGACATAGCCTTGCGGTCAGCTATTTGAACCTTGCCAGTGCCTTCGCAGCGGTCACAGGCGCGGTCATAGTTACCGGCGAAGTAATCCTCGCAGAACTCATCGCCCTGGTCGTCCAGGTCTTCGCGGGTGAAGGCTCCCAAGTAGGCGCTCGACTTGCCGCTGCCATCGCAGCCGCCGCAGATGCACCACTTGAATGGCACCTGCGTCTCGCTGCCGTCATCGTGGTAAATGGTAAGGTTGTTCATTTGGCGGTCCTTTCAGAGGTGGCTGGGGGCCGAGGCCCCCGCCGGGGTGGGTCAGAAGTTGAAATCGTAGAACTTGCGCGGCGCTGCGGCCAAGACGAACCGCTCTCCGTTCTTGCTGTACCATTTCCCGGCCTTGCGCTTGGCCTTAGACCGGCGGATGCGGACGACGGGGTTCTCAGGGCATGGGGTGATGATCCACTCCTGAAGGTGCTGATCGACGAAGTGGCCGACGAAGCCGCCGGGGGCAAATCCCATGTCAACACCCGGATTGGCGCGGACTGCGCTCATGGCGCGGACTGCGATGGTGGTCGGGCTAACGTGGCGGACGATCTCGAAGGGGTTCACGTCGGTGTAGCCGTAGTGGTTGGCGAAGGCGAAGGTCATGTCGGCCATTGTGATTCTCCTTGGCCCTAGTTGGTTAATCCGGTCAGGGCGCGAAAGAACTTTACACCAGATTCGGAAGTCATGTAAACCTTATTCGGAAGTTTTTTACCGAAAACGGTGAAACATGGTCGATCTCGACACCCTTCGGCTTATGCTGACGGATCGAAACTTGCAGGTTGTAGCCCGGGGGAGCGGGGTCCACCCCAACTCCCTCTACCGCCTGGTGAACGGCTCATCCCGCCCGAAATACGAGACTGTTCAAAAGGTTATGACTTACCTCGAACGCCAAGGGGCCAGCGGGAATGGTTGATATCTCGAAGATTCTTGGCGGTCCCTGGTCGCCTCCAAGCGTCAGCCGCGACACCCCGGAAACCCAACTGCTCGACGCAATTCGAGCGGCGGGTCTGACGCCACCAGGTGAGGTGGTGATGGACGGCAAAATCCACCGATTCGCGTCTGGCGCAAAGGGGAGCGGCGGGAGCGGCGACAAGGCGGGGTGGTATCTGGCGTTCGGCGACGGCGTACCGGCGGGCAGGTTTGGCTGCTGGCGGTCAGGCGTTGAGGTTACTTGGCGGGCGGATGTTGGGAGAAAATACACTTCCGCCGAGGAAATGGCGCATGTCCGCCGTATGGCCGAGGCCAAGGTTTTGCGGGATGCGGAATTGGCTCGAAAACACGAGGTGGCAGCAACCACCGTCGAGACGATCTGGAGCGCGGCACA